CCGCAGTTACCACGAAGCGCCCGAAGTCCTTTCTTAGCTTGGCACTGTTCACACGACCAAGCGCGACTTCCTGAGTGACCAAGCCACACAGAAGCCGCCAATGCTATTTTCCCTCAACACCAAGAAGGCTTATCCTTTGAATGTGGAGAACTAGCTCAGAGATCACAGTTAAACGGTCGCTGTCCGGTCGGATCATGTCCACTTGTTCAACGCTCGCTTCTTCCCCATTAATATGAGTTAGGCTTGCTCTGATCATCTCCAAGTAAACTCTTGAGAGATAGGCTTGATAGTCTGCCATTGATACTCTCTCATCATCTTCAAGGTTATGATGCCATCTAGCTTTCTCTTTTGGATCATTGGGAGCTTCTAGCCAAAGCATCCTTCCCAACTCAGATCGAGAATAAGCACCGGCCTTGACCTCTGCCTCTTCTCTCTCTGAGGGGGAGAGCGCTTTGATTGTAAAGCGTGTCGCGTTCTCACCTACCTCACCAAGGTCACCGAGGTCACCACTTGAGAGATAGGCTGAACGCTGTTCTGTTGTGGAAGTCACCTCACAGTCACAGGTGACTACAACGTCTATTGTCTGTTCGCTCGATGTCAGGAAGTTCAAAGCCATGATTAGAGTCCTAGCGCGATCCTAAATGGAGAGTTACCAGCATTGTCTTCATAGGAAGCAGTGCTGAAGTCTCCAGCATATCGACTCTGTTGATAGGTGAGTTGTTGACGCACAATGTCGTTTCCACTCACGTCATAGACTGAAGGATCCGTGGTGAGCTGAGCCGCCGGAAGCATGATGGCGCATCCTTGACCGTCACCTTGTGGACCTGTTCCAACAATGACCTGTCTGACTGTTCGATTGAAGTAGTCATTAGCAATAGTCGTATTGACAGTTGAGAGAGTCAAAGACAGCTCCACAGCAACATCACTAATGTCCATATCAGACATAGCCAATATAGAGTTACTATGACCAAGAGGTGTAAGAGTGTTGGTGTAGGTGAGGCTGAAGTCTTCACAATCAACCGCGATTCTCCCAAGCGTATCTCCACTTGTTGAGTTGCTGAGACTTGATGGTGATGTACTTGAGAGCACAACATAGGATCCACGAAACAGAGGAGCAGCTCCTGTATTGTAAGCAGGCTCTACAGGTCCAAGGTTTATCGCGTCATGATCGTCTGTAATGTATGCACATTGAAAGGTAAACTCAGCCATCAAGCGCCCATTGTCTAGGCTAATGTTTAAGCTCTCCATCACACAACCGAAGGCTTCAGTTCTGAAGTTTACGCCATCGATACGGAAAGCCACTGAGTTGTCATAGCTTCCGGTGTTGGTTCGGCTTGGAGTGTACCAAGTTTGGAGACCTCTTACTGCTGTGTAGCTACTAGCGCTGAGAGCTGGAGAGATAGAAACATCACCGGCTCCTGTGTCGTTGTCAGTGATAGCAGAGTATTCAGCGCGACCGTTAAGAGTAGTGCTGATGAGTGTTCCAATGTCAGCGACAGCAGGAGCGCTTGAAGGTGTGTAGCTGTTAGCGTCAACCGCTGTCACACTGTCAGTAAGTACGCTTGGAATCTTCGTCTTGAAGCCTGCACCAAGGAGCAAGCCGAGATAGTTTGATGCGTAGGTGTCGGCCGCTGTTCCAATGGTGGTAAGGTCAACGCGACAGACAACTTGACCGGTACGACGGCGAACGCGAGAACCGCCGGAGTAAACGGTATCCGGCTCAGGTGGTACGAAGTAAGAGCCATCACGAGCGTCATTTCTCTCACTTGCTACCGGCTCACCGGCGATGATGATTGGATCTCTCTCACAAGGGATAGAGATGTAAGTTAAACCGGAGTTAGAAGGAAGACCGGTTGAAGCGTCAAGAGATCCAAAAGAACTCTCGACAGCGATTGATAAAGAGCGGTGAGTCACTGCCATTGTTAAGCCTCCAAATAGAGAAGATCAAAAGGTAGAACAAGGATGAAAGCTAGCCGCTCTCCTTGTGCATCGAGTATAGAGTCTAGTTGAGCCTCAAGAGGAATCAAGCTGATGATTCCTGTAGTAGCTAAAGAGTACTGAGGCCCCTTAAGCGTATTGATGAGACTTGCTGTGTCTTCATTAATCTGTCGAGTCAAGAAGCCGGGATCATGTGGCACGTCATAACGAACACGACAGTTAACACGACAGCGCTTGCGACCGCTAAGACCTGCCGCGCCATCATCTTGAGCAAGGCCATCGATAGACAGTTCAAAGTATCTTGTAGAGTTGGAGCGCTCCTCTAATGAAGCGGTGAATCCTCCTCCTCTGTTGGTTGCTACAAAACCATGATGAAGATCAGTTTTGGGAGTGACTCCTTCAATCATGTCTTCAAGATATGATAGCGCTGAGAATATGCCTTGGCTCATCTGAGCTTTCTCCTTATGTCGATCTCTACAGCTCTAGCTAGTATGTCAACTTCTCGATCACTTAGCCCAATGAACTCTCTGTCTTCGTTTACATAGTATCCATACTTAGCGTGTTCGGTCAGACCTAACACAAAACCATCATCAGTCGCTTCTTTGACTACAAAATTATTAAGCATATTACCTGAGAGAACTAGGTCAACTTCAGCGCTGTCTCCTGCTCCGCCTCTTCGCCTGCTCTCTTGCTTATATTGCTTATAGCCTTTTTCGTAGTAGATGGATCGGCCTGTGCTCGATGGTCGACCGCCTTTGGGTGCAAGTCTAGCACCTTTCTTTGAGACATAGATGGGAGATGTAGAGTAGCCTTTGAACGGGTTCTCATCAGCGTCTAAACCTTTACCAGTACGAATCTTGATAACAGCTACAGTGTTAGAGCCAAGCTGTAGTGAGTCCTTAGCTGACCAAAGACTCTTTGGTAGATTCAGATTCACTTTAGCGCTCATTAGTGCCTCATTCCTCGCTTAGGTGTAAAGAAGGAATCATTGGCGCTCTTGCTGTACCATCGCCAAGAAGCTCTAAAGTCAGAAGCGCTTCCACCTTTCTTCTTGATGTTCTCTTCTCCCTCATCAATCACGCCATCACCATCAATGTCTAAAGTGACTGACTCAAGAGCACGCTCAAGAAGCTCCTCACACCTAACTCTCATGGCCGCCGCTATGTCCAACTGTAAAGCCAGCTCATAGACTCTAGCCGCTGTACAATAAGCATGAGCTAACTTGAAACTCTCAGCGTTGAATACTTCATCCTCTGTGAGGTCATCAGCGCTGAGGTGATTTCTGATCACCAAAGCTATCTCATCAAGGCTAGCCTTAATCTGAGCTGAGAAGTCAGACTGTCTCCTTGGGATCATGTCGGCAAGATTAGCGAAGGTCTCCACAAGCTCATCATGATCAAGTCCGGTGTCAAAAGGTTTTGGTGTAGCCTTAAGCGTACCTTTTTCAATCTTGCTGTGATTCTGTGATCCTTGGTCTGCTGAATAGGCTACTGAATAGGAGTAGTAACCACTAGCACCAGTCACCGCCGCGCTTGTCACTGTGGCGTAATACATTGAGAAGACTAAGGTGGCTGAAGTGTCTAGGTTGATCTCTCTTGGAAGAGGTTCAGCTAGAATAGCCGTTGTGTCTACTACTCTGTTAATCGTGACACTGAACCAAGTATCACCATTGGTCACCAGGTATCCCTTAGCTTGATCTCGATTAAGAGAGTCAGCGCTAGCGCTCAAGGTCAGTGTGCGTCTATCGGTCGCAATACCTGTGACTGTTACATCAGCTCTGCTCTGTGTCATCGCTGAACTAAAAGCTAGAGCTCCACCTGTGATAGTCAGTGTCGGTGCTTCGCTTAAAGGTGCTGGAGCGTTCCACTCAAAGAGATAGTTTTCACCTGTGATTGCTTTTCTCATGTCATCTCCGAGCGGCTGAGTTAGCCTTGGTTATGTCCTTAGTCTTAGCCTTGGTCAGATTAGCCGCTTCAATGAATCCAGCTGTGACCGGTGACCAACTATGTCTACAGTTATAGCCACCTCCTGATGTTATCACACTTAGACCTTGGCGATTGTTCAATCTTCTCATCTGTGGCTTGCTTACAACTAAGTCAATAAGCTGTCTACAGAATGGTCTAGTGATTCCATCCTTTGGGCCTGTATAGAGATAGTAACTCATATCAGCCGCTTCAGCCGCCGCCGCTGTGATTCCTCTCCCATATTGAGAGATTCTAGTTTTGACTTCTGTCAGTTGCCTTCCCTCAGATCGCCTTAAGCGCTCCTCAAGATTACTCATGACTATGTTGGTTGGAACATCAACCAAGATGTCTCTTAAACTCTCATTAATCGAGCGCTTGAAGTCAGGGAGAATCACATCATCAAAGACACTTTGAGCCGCTGTTGCTTGAATGCTATCAAGTTGATCACTGATCTGATTAAACCCAAAGTCAGGTTGAACCGCTCTCATTGATCTTTCAGCCGCTCTTCTTATTGCGTCTTGTTGCTCGATGAACTCATCAACCGCAAGTCCAAGCCCCCCTTGGAGGATGAACTCAAGGAGTTGTTCATCATTCAGATTTAGAAGAGTCAGAGGATTAGCCGCTTGAACCGCCGCTCCTACTGTCTCTAATAGTTGTGCTCTTGCCTTGGTCAGTGCCTTAGCAAAAGCTCTCTCGGCTGATACTTCAGCCTTGAGCTGATCACGTCTTGCTCTTGTCAATGTGGCTAACGGTCCCGACTGCCGTTTGGCTTGTCGGGTAAGGTCTGCTATTGCTTCCTCATCAGCGTCATTCTCCGCTAGGAGGTGAGGAACCGCGCCACATTGACAGGTCATATCTTAGAGACAATCAGTGATGATGCGACCAAGGCTAGAGTCAACCGCATGGAAGACACCAACCTCTTCGGCGTAGACATAGCGGCGGGTCTTATCAAGAGAGTCATACTGACCTGCAACCATATCATTGTAAGAGAGGTTAAGAGCTGCCACAGGCATACCCTTAACATTACCGCTCTTCTGAACAATCGCGTCACTGCCCTTGAGGATACCCATAAAGAGGCTGTCACCGGTCCAAATGTAACTCTCTGAAGAGGTAGCACCTGGGACAGCTGTGTCTTGACGAGCTTGACCAACAAAGATGTTAGGAATCCCTAGAACGTCACGAAGAACGTTGATGACAACTTCATCATTAAGAACTCGGTTCCCTGAAGCAAAGCCGCTACCGATAGTACCAGCAAAACCACGAACTTCTGGATTCCGCGCTAGCTCTCTGAAGAGCTGACGACCCATGACGAGAGAGTCGGGATTGATACCATGAGCCGCCTCAAAGAGAGTGTCCTTAAGCTCATGAAGGTATGCTAAAGGCTCAGAGCCTGCCGCGTTGAACTTACCGCCAAACTCATTTGTTGAGCTGTCGTTGTTGAAGTTAGCAGTACCAAAGAGGAGATCAGCCGCACGCTTTTCTCTAGCGAGCTTGACAACGCGAGCTACCTTCTTAGCGATACGCTCTTCTTCAGAGCCGGGATACTGTGAATCAAAGATATCTTCCATCGCGATTGAATCAGTAGCCGCGTAGATCTTAGCCATGAATGTTTGGCTTGAACGGTCGAAACCACCGATAGAAGCGCGTGAAGCACCTGGAGCACGCTCAAGGTCAAGACCTGCACCGGCACCCATAAAGTTTCGGGTCTCCTCAAGAAGAAGAGTACCTGAGCGCTCAGGGACCTTGATTGTCTCAAAGAGCTTGTCTGCAATAAGTTGATCATCACTTGGAATAGCCTCTTGAACTAGGCTTGTTAAGATCTGATCTACAGGATGAAGATTGCTGTATGAACTAGCCATGGTTTACTCCTTAGCTAAGTGAGGTGACGTTAACAGGGCCGGTGAAGATGACGCTGATTTGGTCACCGCTAGCCGCTGAAGTCTGATTGATATTTGGGAGCATACGAGCGACAGCGTACTTGTCAGCCGCGCCGTCAAAAGCGATGAGCTTTCCATCTGTGGTAGCCATGAGTTGATTCATGGTAGCCGGTGCGATGTTTCCACCTGCAATAGCGCGTGTCTTACCAAAGACAACAACCTCAACGACATCACCAGCGTCACAAGCACGCTGAGCAACACCTACACAGTTATTCTCAGTAGCCGCGTCCGTAATGGTCGCTTTACCGTTGGCATCAACAGAAACAAGAGCAAACTCAGTGACGGCCTCAGCCGCAACGAGTGAAATGATATTATCGGTGTTAGCCATGATCAGCCTCCAAAGACAGTGTTGTAGTAGTCGCGGTTTGACTCGCGGAATAAGTGAAGAGCTTCTGAGTAAGATACGTTCTTCTCAGTCGCTAAGTTTCTGACCTCTTGGTCAAGTGTCGCTTTGTTGATCTCTTGACCGCTTGCGCCATGTCCAACCTCGACAAGAGGGATAGCGCTGTTAGATGGGCGATCGCTGAACATCTGCCAAAACTCGCCTTGAAGGTCTTTGAGTTCCCAAGCCTTGCCTGCTACCTCAACCTCAGAAGGCTGAATCTTGCCTTCGTTGAGGAGGGTATTGACAGCTTCACGTCTCTCAACTTCACGCTTCTCTGCTTCGATAGCTTCAAGGCGTTCAGCAAGTTTAGCATTGTTCTCACGAAGAGCTTGAACCTCAGAGAGGAGAGTTGACTCTGTGAGTGTCT